CGAGATCAACAAGGAAGCCATCCTGGCCGAGCCTGCCGAGGTGGCGGGCATCAAGGGCATCAAGGTGGTGACCGGTGTCGAAGACTTCGTGATCACACCGTTCGAGGTGGAAGTGGGAGAGACGGTGTGATCAAGAACGCCACCATCTACCGCATCGCCACGCCCAACACCTTGCTGTCGGTCGAGCACATGGAGGAGTGCCTGCAGAAGGCCGCGTTCGTGCCCTGCAGCGGCACGCAGGACCGCGCCGTGGGCTGGGTTGAGCCGCGCGGTGAAGCACACGGCGCCCTGGTCGAGCTGATCGCCGGCCAGCGCATCTTGAAGTTGATGATCGAGACCAAGATCGTGCCCGGCGCCCAGGTGCGAACCAACGCCCAGGCCGCCGCTGACATGATCGAAGCCCAGACTGGTCGCAAGCCCGGCAAGAAGGAGATGAAGGCGCTGCGTGAAGACGCCCTGCTGGCGCTGCTGCCGAATGCCTTCGCTCGCCAGGCGGCAGTGTGGATCTGGATCGACCTGAACGCCGCCCTACTGGTGATCGGGTCGACCAGCCGACGCCAGATCGACGAGGCAGTGACCGCACTGATCAGAACCTTCGGTCACCTGCAGCTGTCGCTGGTGCAGACCAAAGTCACCCCTCAGACCGCCATGACCAACTGGCTGGCAGCGCGCGACGACGACGAGCGCCCGGACGCTTTCAACGTCGAACGCGAGTGCGAGCTGAAATCTGGCGATGAAGAGAAGTCGGTGGTCCGCTTCAACCGCCACAGCCTGGACAACGACCAGGTGCGCAAGCACATCGCCGAAGGCAAGCTACCCACACGCCTGGCACTGAGCTGGGAAGGCCGCGTCGGCTTCGTGCTGACCGAGTCCATGCAGCTCAAGAAGATCGCCTTCCTGGAGGGCGTGTTCAACGACCGCGCAGATGACAGCGAGAGCGGCTTCGACACCGACGTGGCCCTGACCACGGGCGAGCTGGGCAAGCTGATCCCGGCGCTGCTGATGGCGCTGGGTGGCGAGGTGATGACCGCGCAGGGTAGCGGGCTGGTGATGGGGAGCCCGGAATGAGCGCCCTCACAACAAAGCAGTTGGCGATGCAGTGCGCCATGCTCACCGCCGCCGAGAAAGAAATCGCACGCAGCGGCGCAGCCACGGTGACCTTTGAGGACCACCACCAGGACTTCTTGACCTGGCACATCAAGGACCGCCGTGTTGTCGGCTGCGAGCCTTTCCAGGCTGACATCTGGGTGGGCCTGGAGATCACCACGCTGCCGATGGTCGGCCGTCTAATGGGCGTGCGCGATCGCGATGGCGTTGAGCGATTCATCAAGTACCCGATTCAGAAGGTTGAGCCGTTTCGTGGGGAGGTGCGCTCATGAAGCTCCCGGTCCAGCTCCAGTTCAATCAATCGGGCGCCTGGCGCGGTTCAGTCATCTTCGACATGAAGGACGTGCCAGCCGAACTCCTGATGGCTGCAGACACCTTGGCGCGCCTGTCTCGATCATCGGCTCGCATCGTCGCCTGCACCCAGGGAGACAACGGCCGAGAAGTTCCCACCCGGATGGTGGTTGGAACGTGGTCGCGCGAGAAAGGCTGGGCATGAGCACCAACCCGATCACCGCAGCGAAGAACGCCCAGGGCTACGTGTCCGCCACCCAGCGCAAGCGCTGCGGCAGCTGCCAGCACCTGAATGAAGCCTATGGCAGCACCTTGCAGTGTCGAACCGGCGGCTACCTGGTCTCGCTCTACGCGGTGTGTGACCGCTGGGCCATCAAGCAGCCGCCCGGTTTCAAGCAGCCGACGGGCTGACCCGTCCACAACGCGCGCCGGCCCCAGGTGGGGCGCGATAGGCCGGTGGGGATAGGCGGTGGGTGCCCCAGGTTTGCAGACCCAACTACCGCAGTCGAAGGCCGGTGCAACTTTCCCACCAGCCCGAACCGACCGGCTTCCCGAGGTGGCCGTGAGCACCTCGGACCACCCGCCTTTCGGCTGATTTCAAAAGAGCACCCACCAGGTGCTTTTTTGCAAGCAACTGGAGAACCACATGGACCGCGAAACCGCCCTCACAAAGATCAAGAAGTGCCTCGCCCTGGCGAAGTCGAGCAACGAGCATGAAGCCGCTGCAGCGATGCGCCAGGCTCAGAAGCTGCCCACATCGCCCGCCAGCCCAAGGCCTGCAAGATGATCACGAAGACAGCCAGAGGCGACGAATTCGCGATGGGATGGGTCATGGCCGTGCGCGATCTGCTCGACACGTTTGCGGGCTCCGAGTCCAACACGCTGCTGATTGAGCAGTACAGCGCGATCCACTTTCCGGGCACCACCACGGTCAAGCCGAAGGACCGCGCGAAGGGGCGTAACGTCTCCAACAACGATTTCTTCCAGGGCCACCGCGCCGGGAAGAGCGCTGAGCTGAATCGCGGCGTGGGTGGTGTGCCAGAGCGAGGGCTGATCGCATGAAGCCGACCACCAACCACATCGCCGCGATCCACGTCCTGAAGGCCCAGCTGCGCCTGACCGAAGACGACTACCGCGCGCTGCTCAACGCGCTCACGCTCAAGAGCAGCACCAAGGACATGACGCAAGCGCAGCGCCAGCAGGTGCGCGACCATATGCAGAGCCTGGCAGAGCGCGCGGGCCTGGCAGCACCATCCCGAGGTGGTGCTCGCAGTGGGTCGGACTGGCAGGCCAAGCGCGCCGCCGCAAGCCCGCAAGAGCGCAAGGTCTGGGCGATCTGGAACGCGCTCAAGCGCGCGGGCGTGATCGAGAACAACAGCAAGAAGGCGCTCGACGCTTGGGTGAAACGCACGGTGCAGGTCGACGCGCTGGAGTTCTGCACCGGCCCGCAGCTGGACACGCTGATCGAAGCACTCAAGCGCTGGCAAGACCGGAGTGTGAAACGCGAGGTGACCCATGGCAAAGCCTGAATTCGTTTTTCAGTTCCCTGAGAACTACCCCGACGTCCTGGAGCAGATGGGCCAGGTGATTGGCCGCACACTGCTCAAGCACGGGCTCAAGAAGCCGCAGGCGCAGGCCGTGGCGTTTGAATCGGTCGAGGGCATCCGCTCCGATCTGGGCGGCGCGTTCCTCTACATCAACAAGGGCGTGAGCTACGAGCTGAGCCTGCGCGACCGCGAGATCTGGGAAGAGTTCGACGGCAAGAACTACTTCGAGCTGTCGAAAAAGCACAAGCTCAGCGAGATGCAGATCCGCAACATCATCAACGCCATCCGCGCGCAGGAGCTGGCGAAGCGGCAGGGCTCGCTCAGCTTCGACTGACGACAATAAAGCGTTTTAATTCCCCGCCCGTGAGGGTATGGACACACTGGTGCGCAGGCCATTTCAAAGGCCATATCTGCACCAGACATGAGCACACACGGCGACATCATTGACCGCGCGAACGACCGCGCACAGCAACTGACCGACGACAGCATCGCCGACGTGCGCCGTCAGCTCGCTGACCAGGCCACCCGGCCCAGCGCCACCGAGTGCGAGGCCTGCGGCGCCACCATCCCAGCGGCCCGCCGCGCCGCACTCCCCGGCGTCTCCACCTGCGTGGACTGCGCCACCGCCGCCGAATACCACAACCGCCTGGGGATTCGGCCATGACGATCCAGGTTGACTTCTGGCACATCGCCAGCCTGCTGATCGGCTTCATCGGCGTGATCGCCGCCTTCGGCCAGATCCTGCTGGCTCAGATGGACAAGCGCATCGACGCGCAGAACGACCGTCTCACGCGCTTCGAGAAGGAATTCAACGACCACAAGTCCACGCTGCCGCTGATGTATCAGCGCCGCGAAGACACCATCCGCTTCGAGACCACGCTGAACGCCAAGCTCGACGCGCTGTACGCATTGATCGAACGAATCCGGGAGGCACGATGAACATCGACATGGACAAGGCCGCGCGCGAAGCTTTGCGCTGGCTGATCCTGCAGGCACTGAACTCGGCGCAGCCCATCGGCGCGAGCGAGCAGGTGCTGTTTCAGGCCATCGTGCCGAGCCAGCCGATGCTGACCACGCTGGAGCTGCGCCGCAATCTGGACTACCTGCAGGAGCGCGAGCTGCTGCAGATCACGGGCAAGACCGAACATCCCTGGTGGTTCGCCAAGCTCACGCGCCACGGCGTGGACGTTGTCGAGTACACCGTGCCCATCGAGCCCGGAATCGCCCGTCCCAACAAGTATTGGTAAGGCCCAGCCATGCCCCCGCGCAGCAAAGTTGAGGGTCTGCCCAAGGCCGTAAAGGAGTGGCTCGATCGCGCGTTGGTCGAGGGAAACTTCGCGGGCTATGAGGCGCTGAGTGCGGAACTCAAAGCGCGTGGCCACGGCATCAGCAAGACCGGGCTACACCGATACGGGCAGGCTTTCGAGGAGCGCCTGCAGGCCCTCAAGCTGGTGACCGAACAGGCGCGCGCCGTGGTGGCTGCAGCGCCGGACGAAGACGACGCGGTGAACCAGGCCCTGGTGCGAATCACACAGGAGAAGCTGTTCAGCCTGATGATGGATCTGGAGATCGACCCCAAGACGGTGGACATCGCCAAGATCACGAAGAGCATCGCCGACTTGGCGCGCAGTTCGATCAACGTCAAGAAGTTCCGGGGCGAAGTGGAGGCCGAGACGCGCAAGCGCATCCGCCAGGAACAAAACGACAAGCTGGAGAGCGGCATCAAGGCGCGCGGCATGGGGCCAGAGATGGCCGAGTGGCTGCGCCGTGAAGTGCTCGGGATGGCCTGATGAGCGACGTCATCAAGCCACTTGCCAGCACCACGCGGGTCGTTGAATGGGACGATCTTCCCGCCAGCGTTCGCTCCATTCCTGCCAACTTCAAGCCCCTTGCAAAAGGGGTTTTGATGTTGCACCAGGTGCAGTTTCTCAGCATCAAGGCGCAGATCAAGGTGGCCGACAAAGGGCGCCGCACCGGCATCACCTTTTGTGTCGCGCTGGACAAGACCATTGCAGCCGCCTCGCGCCAGGACGCGGGCGGGCGCAACGTGTTCTATGTGGGCGACACGAAGGAAAAGGGCCTGGAGTTCATCGGCTACTGCGCCAAGTTCGCCCGCGTGATCGCCCGCGCCCAGGGCGAGGGCGTAAGCGACATTGAAGAATTTCTGTTCGACGATCAGCAGCCGGACGGCACCACCCGCCAGATCGCGGCCTACCGTATCCGCTTCTCCAGCGGCTTCCAGGTGGTGGCGCTGTCGTCGAACCCGGCCAACATTCGCGGCCTGCAGGGCGATGTGGTGATCGACGAGGCAGCTTTTCACCGCGACGTTCAAGGCGTGATCGATGCGGCCACCGCCCTGCTGATCTGGGGCGGCAACATCATCATCATCAGCACGAACAATGGGCGGTCCAACCCGTTCGCCCAGCTGGTGCGCGACATCGAAAACGGCCGCTATGGCAGCAACGCGGTGGTGTTCCGCGTGACGTTCGACGACGCAGTGGCCAACGGCTTGTTTGAGCGTGTGTGCCTGATGACCAACAAGGTGCCCACCGAAGACGGCAAGCGCGAGTGGTATTCGGGCATCCGCAACGGCTACGGCGTGCGTAAGGCGGCAATGCGCGAGGAGCTGGACTGCATCCCCCGAGATGGCAACAGCGTGTGCATCCCCGGCGTTTGGATCGAAGCGGCGATGCGCGAGGAGCGCCCTGTGCTGCGCCTGCTGCTGGACGATGACTTCGTGAAGCGCTCTGTCGCTGAGCGCAAGAGCTATGTGGCCGACTGGATCCGGCGCTACCTGCAGCCGCTGCTTGAGCAGCTGCCGAAAGACCGCACCCATGTGTTCGGCCAGGACTACGCCCGCCACCGTGACTTCTCGCTGATCGTTCCCATCACCATCGAGCAGAGCATGCGGCGCACCGTGCCCTTCGTGGTCGAGATGCAGAAGGTGCCCGGAAAGCAGCAAGAGCAGGTGTTGTGGGCATTGATCCGCGGCCTGCCGCGTTTTGGCGCTGGAGGGATGGACGCGGGCGGCAGCGGCGAGACGATTGCCGAGGACACCGCCGACGAATTTGGCCGCGAGCTGATCCACCAGATCAAGCTGTCCCGCCTCTGGTACGGCACCTGGATGCCCAAGATGATCGGCGGGTTCGAAGACCAGATGATCGACACGCCGCGCGACGAGAACCACGCTTCCGATCTGCGCAGCATCGAAGAGGTGGACGGCATCGCCATGGTGCCCGCCGTGCGCACCGCCGACCTGAAAGAGCCCGACCTTTTTCGCCACGGCGACTTCGCCATCGCCCTG